GCAGCCATACCGTAACGAGTCTTGAACCCGATCTTCGGCTGGAAGGTGTTTTCACCAACCGCACGAACCATTTGCAACGGAACATACGGGCAGTAGAACATACCAGCGTCATACGGGGACGTACCCTTGTAACCAACAACATAATACTGCGAAGCAGCAACGTTAGCGGCATACGGGTCAACATAGACTTTGTAGCGACCGTTCAGGACACCAGCAAATGTCGTAGTTGTGTCATCCACGTTCAGGTTGTTGCTCAGAGCAGGCGTGTAGTCAAGGATACCAGCCATTTGCAATGCAGACGCAACGTCAGCAGAACACATCAGCATGTTACCTTTACCACGACGAGTCTGTTGACCAATCGCATTTGCATCACGCTCGATACCGAACATCAGACCTTTGAACTTCTCAACCGACCAACGACCATTGGAGTCTGTATCCAAGTCGAAGATACCGGCAGTCGTCGTGTTAACCTGGGCACCTTTGACGGCAGCAACATAAACACGGCGAACAACTTCACGGTTGATTTCAGCAAGAATTTCCGAACTAAGAATATTCGCAAGTTCTGTCTCAGCGTCCAAACCATGAATCGCTTTCAGGTCTTGAGCCAGTTCCATCGTGTACTCAGCTTTCAGAGCACGAGTCACGGCGGTAACCGTGGACTTGTCGATGGAGAACGCCATTTCAGCGAAAGCATTTGTGGATGTATCACCCAGTGCTTCACCCTGAGCAGTCGTCATACCAGTAGCAGAAGTGTAAGTACCAGCAGAAGGACTGTCGTTCAGAACGGCAGGATTAGTTTCTGTTGCACCAACATCGCCACCACCAGTTGTACCAGCAGCGTTTTGGTTAGAAGCACCAGCCTTACCAGGCAGAGCTTCGTCAACCAGAGCTTCTGCACCATCCGAAGACAGGAACGAAGCACGCATCGCGAAAATGAGGCCTGTCGGACCAGTCATAGGCTGGACACCACAGATATCATAAGCGATCAGGTTAGGCATCGCGCGACGAACGAGCGAGATAAGAATGGGATCCCAGTTAGAAATGGAACCACCAGTCGAGTTGATAGGAGCGGCTTCCGAAAGGAAAGCACGGTCTTCCATCAACGCTTTTTCTTGGTTTTCAAGAATAACGGTTGTGACGGCACGGCGATAGTTATCATCGATTCTAGGAAGTTCAGGATGATCTAGGACTGGCTGCCACTTTTCTTGTAGATGTTCTGTTTGAAACATTTTTGTTTCTCCTTTTATTTTTCTACAGTTAATTTATAAAATATGCACTATTTGGTACGACTGATTGCCGACATGTACGTTTTAATCGAATCTGTCGTATCAATGTCCTGTGCTGGTTCTTCACTATCTCCATCAACAATCGCGAAAGTTTCTTGTCCACCAGTTTGGGGGAAATAACCTTCTTTCAGTGTGTCGAGCTTCTGACGGAAACTTTCTTCACTCACAAATTCCAACTCTTCAGTCAGAGATTTGAATTTTTCCATTTCAGTAACGGTAAGTTCCTCAGACATTTCATGCATAACTGCATCTCTTGTCAGAGACTCAACAACTTTTCTTCTCTCAACATTCTCTTCAATAGAGGTATTGAGTTTTTCTTCAAGCTCAGAAATCTTTTCAGACTGAGCTTCAAGAATGTCATACTTCTCGTCAGGAACGTCAATGTAGTGATCTTCAAACAGTTGTTTCAGACCGGAAATGAAATCTTCAGCGATTTCGCCCTTGAGGCCACGCTCAACAGCAATTTCGTTTTCTCTCATCCACTCTTCAACAACGTAAGAAAGATAACCATCGACTTTTTCCGACAGTTTTTCTTTAACCACTTCAGTGGCTTCTTCAAGTTGAACGGCATAACTTTCTTCCATCCGTACAACTTCGCTACGAATCTTAGACTTAACAGCAGCTTCAAAAATTGTAGCAGCCTTAATCTTGAACTCTTCAGAAAGATCTTCTCCAGAAATCAAAGCAGAGACATCTTCTTTGACGTTAATATCAGAAATTCTTTCTTCAACGCCGTCATCCGTTTCTTCATGCATACCCATATTCATGGAATATGTAGCCATAAGGTCTTTTTTGTTCATACCTTCCATTTTTTTATGCATGGCAGCCATAAGGTCTTTCTTGCTCATTTCTTCAACTTCTTCTTCTTCGTCGTCTTCTTCATCTTCTTCATGAGCAGCTTCTTTGACTTTCATCGGGGCATCAGGTTTACCTTCACCCTTTTGTTGTGCATCTCCACTAACTTCTTTGGAACTTTTCGACGCAGCTTCTGGTTTATCACCAAGGTCTTCTTCTTTGTTGACCTCATCTTTAACCTTCTCAGGTTTATCAGCGGGAGCAGCGCTTTTCATAGGAGCATCCGCACCATTGGCTTCTTCAAGTTCAGCTAGAACTTCAGCCTCAAGCTCCTCAATTGTTGTATCTAGTTCAGACATGGATTTCTCCTTATTTTTTGTTTATACTATTTATAAATTATAACATTTTAAGGAATTTAGCAAACTCTAACGCTTCTTTATTCGTTTGCCTTTTATGTTCTTTGACATCAAATTCCTTTTTCAATTTAGCAAGATGCGCTTCAACCAAAGCACCGTGATCCCATACCCACTCTTTACCTTCCATAACACCTTCTACAAAAGCGTTTGGAGCAGACGGGTCTGCAACAATATCAGCCGCAGTCGCTAAATAGAAATCATCTCTCACATAGTTAGCACCATTTTTTTGGTCTAAACTTCCCATGCCTCTAGAGGAAACTCCCAGTTTTGCACCTTCATCCATAAGGTTCTTAACTATTTCTCCCATAGGGGTTTTCAAAATCTTTGCCTCACCAATGAAATTCTTACCATCTGGTTTCAGTGATGTAACCATATGGGAGACGCGCTCAAGGTTGACTGTTGGGCCATCAGGATGTCCCAGTTCACCATACGCTCTGTTTTCTTTGATGAATTTTTCGTTATACCGATTTACTTCATTCGTTAGAATTTCCATAGGGTATACACGACCGTTTCTGTTCTTAATATCCGCCTGCATAAAAACGCCACGAATTTTGTAATTCTTATCGCCGCTTTCTTTTTCTTCGCAGACATACTCTATTTCTTCAACGGCTTCAGAAAATAATTTTACAACTTGCATTTCATAACTCCTAAGAAGTATAGTTAACGTCTTTCTTAAACTCAATCAAGACAAATCCAGATGTACCGTAACATGTCATTTCATGATCGCCAGACGTTGCAGTTGTGTTTGTTGCGGCAGATTTAATAAGTCCCGCTGTACCATCGTAATGTCCTGTTCCAGCCAAACGAATCTGCACAACATCAGCTGATGCACCTTTTTCTTGAATATCTATATGTCCTGTATCGTCATTGGCAGTTCCTTGAACCAGTCCCCACCAAATTCTTGCGATATCTAATTTTGCGCCATTAGCATGTCCGGCCAGCGCACTTGCGTCTAGAATAGCGTTATTTGCAGTTGTATCATCTTCGATGTTAACCAAAATAGTCACAGTTCCGCCAGCGCCAGCAGCATTTACAGCAGTATCTCTTAATGTTCTAGTTGCAAAGGCCATCCTCTAACTCCTTAAATCGAAAGCATTTCTTTTTCAAAGTATGCCATAATTTGTTTTTCTGGCACTTTATATTTTTTTGATGCGTCTTTTATTACTTTGTCAAAACTATTTAGGAAATCTGAAGGTTTAGAATCCATTACCTTAAAAATAGAATCAACAGCATCTTTCATCTTTGGAGAAAGTTTTTTATACTCCTTAGACATTTTATGTTCGTCTTTTTCAACGACAGATGTATACATGTTTTCAAATTTCTGTTTCATTTTACGACCCTATAAAAGTATTTATCCCGCACTTATTTTAACTGTATTAGAATCGTTCCAAAGTCTTCCTGCAACGCTAGGGTCAGATGTTGGAAGTGCAGTAAAATCTACTTCAGCACCAGTAACTTCAAGATTCCCTGTAACTTTTGCACCGTCTAGTGTAACTCTGAATTTTTCTGCCATGGTAGTATTCACTTTGTTTTCAAAAACTATTTCTTTGTTAGTTCCATCAGTTCCATCCATATAAATCTTGGCTCTTGCGTTACCGCCATTACTTTGGAAAGTAATACCCGGCGTACCTGTGTCACCAATTCTTTGGAGTGTTAAGGTTGCTTCGGCATCTCTGATGTGTACTACACTATCAACGGTTTGACCAGACATTGAGCCTATACCTACTTCACCATTTAATAATATGTCACCTGTCCCATTAGGTTCTACTGTGATGTTTTGGTTTGCACCATCTTCTATTTTGATCGTGCCTGAATCTGTTCCATTGTTTGTTGAAATAGT